TATAAAAAGAGGAGACTCCTCTGATAGTTGCCAGAGGGTCTCCTGCGCCGACGATAAATGGGAAGTAGCCCGTATTATTTATTTAAGTTGGTATGTTTTTTTCTTCTGATGTTCTGGAATTACTCTTCTGAGTTTAATAACCAACATTCCATGGTCAAAGGAAACATCATTAACTTCAACATCATCAGAAAGTGTTCTACTCCATGTAAATGCTCTCTTCGCAATTCCTCTATGGAGGTATTCTGTTTCCTCTTCTTCAGATTTTTTACATTCAACAAATAACTTATTCCATTCAGTAGAAACTGAAATATCATCTTTTGTATAACCAGCAAGAGCCAGTTCTAATCTAAACTCTGTGCTAGATTCTTTTACAAGATTGTGAGGGGGATAATGTGCATCAGACTCATGAACTGTAGCAAATCTGCGAATCCATTCGTCCATCCCAATTCCAAATCGTGTAGCATCATTTAAAAGTGCGTTAATATCGGCAATGTGATACTTAACCATTGTAGTGACCTCCTAAAAGCGTCATAAGTTGAATTGTTGTCCCTGACGGCGACAACATAATTATATATCAAAGAGCATAAAAAAAGGGAGTAGTGAACTCCCTACAAAAATTATTCGGTTAGTGCGACCTTTTTCTTGCCGATATTATATTTACTTTCTAAACTCCATTCGTCTTTTTCCTTGTAAGAAATTACCTTGATTTGATTCAGAGGAGAGACATCCTCAATAGAATCTTCCTGAATAACTTTTACAAGTCCCCAATCAGATAAAAGTCTAGTAATACGATTTCTACGTTGAACATCATTCAAAGTTAGATTTGCTCGTTTGCCATCGAGAGCAAACAATTCTTTAAAATGAACAATGTAATATCTACCTTGTTTGTGTAGGATGTGGCATGATTGATATAATTTCTTTTCTTTTCTAGAAGCAACACCAATTCTAGTCAAGGTTTCACGAACCTTCAGAAAATCATCTGGTTCTCGTAAAGTTACTTCCACCATTTGTTCTGGTGTCCAAGTAACTTCAATATCATTAGTAATAGTCATCGCTTACCACCCGTGTTTAATTTAAGTTTAATCTGTTCAAGTTGTTCGTCAGTTAAAATACGGAGAGCAGCTCTGGCTTTCTCATTACTATAACCATAATAAGATTTAACCGCTTCCAAGTCATTTAACTTTTCTTTTTTTAACCAAGGACTAAATCTTTTCCTAGGTCTAACAATATTTAGTAAAAACTGATATTGTAATTTTTTATCTAAATGAGGATTGATATTCATTTCATTTGCAACCATGACCGTATCAATAAATCCAGATAAACATTTATTGATAATATATGGTGGATATTTGTGCTCTGCTTCTAAATTATCAACTATATTTTGTTTGTTTGTATTAATTGAATTAAGATAATCTTTTAATTCATAGCTCATAGTGTTCTCACAGGACCAATAACGCCTTTACCAGAATTACTAAATTGATAAATCTGAGTTTTGCCGTCAGTTAAAGAAAGAACAATATTCTCTCCTTGAATAACAGCATTAGCAACATTCCTACCAAACGTTGCGACAGGACCATTCAGAGTGCGAAGTTGAGCACTCCCATTTTTGACAGTAACAAAGTAAGACATTACTTAAATTCACACTCCATCATAATTTCAGTGAGACACGCAAGCAGGTTAATTTCCTGGTCAGCAGCAAAAGCTGCCTGGTATTGGTACTTGGCGATAGTCAAGACCGCAGCAGGAATGCTTGACGGAACCATTGTATCATAAAAGCTGTCGTAGAGGCGCCTTGTAACAAAATTAAAATCATTATCAAGATTTGCAACTACCCATTTTCTAACTTTATTATATTCTTTAGTTTTTAAAGAATCAGTAAGTTCTGTTAAATTTACATCAGAAATTTCAGCTAAAATTCCTGTGTCGATTTCTCCTTTTGCAGAATATCGCTGCAGTTCATTTAGAATTCTTCTCCAATCAGGAAAATGTTTGTTGATTAATTCCGCAACAACCTTTGGATTATATTGTACATTTTCCTCCGCAAGAATAGTCCTGACACGGTTGAAAAATCCTGTTGCGATGACTGCCTTTTCTTTTCCTGGAATTGAAAAGTCGAAGACTGCACACCTTGAATGTAAAGGCTCGATAATTTTATTTCTGTAGTGTGCGGTGAAGATGCATCTACAGTTGCGATGAAACTCCTCAATAGACGCCCGTAGGAGGAGTTGTACATCTGTGGTTGTGTTATCAGCCTCGTCAATAATAATGACTTTTGGTTTACCATTTGCTTGAAGTGATACGGTCGAAGCAAACTGTTTTGCTTGATTTCGTACCGTATCAAGGAAACGCCCTTCATCGGACCCATTGATGACATAACTAGATAATCCTAATTCTTTACAAATTGCTTTTGCTACTGTAGTTTTACCAATCCCAGGGGGACCAGAAAACAACATGTTTGGAATTTCACCTTGAGAAATAAATTGAGAAAAAGTATCCTTCATATTTGATGGAAGGATACATTCTTCTATAGTCTGTGGACGATATTTCTCAACCCACAAATAATCAGACATAACAAAACTCCAAATCAGGGACGTTCAAGTGCAATATAATAAATTACATTGCTATTTAAATTTTCAAACTTACTAATCAATTTAGAAGAGATGCTGATTCTATAATCACCATCCATAATTTTAATGTTTTCAACCTTCATGTTGTATGAAAACTCTTTATCGGTTTTTCCAACAACAATAGAAACAGTATGTGCGGTTTCGTTGTCTTTATTACCAACAACTACTTTAATTTCATTCCTATCACCAATTACAGAAAAATCTGGAAGTTCATATACATTTGCACTTCTAGTAAGTGAAAGGATTTCTTTTTCGGTAAGAGAAAATTCTACATCAGTTTCTGGAAAATCAATTTTTTCAGGAGCCCGTTTAATAAGAGAAGCATCTGAAAAATAATATTTGATTGTTGACCTACCGCTTTTAATTTTAAGATAGCTCTCGTTATCAAAAACAATAGTATTGTCTGGCATTAAAGAGAGTCCTTGCAATAATTCATGAAGCTCATAAATTGCAAACTCTTGAGGAAAACTTTCTTCTACAGTTGCTTCAGCAAAAACATTATCTGCCACTGAAATAGTAGAAATTTTATTTCCAGGCGAGAAAATAATCGACCTATTAATATTTGAAAAATTCCTAAGAATATCAATAGTTTTTTTAGATAAAGCAACAGACTTTTCTCTAACTTTCATAATCATTTAAACTCCTGTAAACCATTCTGTGTGCGAGTATAGTGACCATCAAAATTAAGCAGAAGCATTGCGTAATGAATCACTTTGAGAAGGTCACGTTTGTTACGACCTTCTTTGTCGCCATAGCGACTGCCATATTTTAAAATATTCGCTTGACAAAATCCAGCGGCAAGTTTCTTTGCTGCCATCAAATCAATCGTTTGAATGTCAGCGTATCCATCTTCATCTCCACAGTAATGACCATGGTATGTACTGACTACATAATCCTCAATGTCTTTAAGGATTTTATCCTCATTGTACTTCCACTGCATTAATCACTTCCTCCATTTTACTAAAGTTTTTGGTCTTTTTAAATTTGAGAACTCGATTGAACTTATCTGTCATGTGTTCTCGATGTGAGATAATAAACAGGTTTACGTCGTCAGTAAACGTTCTCAAGATATATGATAGCTCATCAGTGGCAGTGCTGTCAAGTGAGCTGTCAAAAATTTCATCGAGAATTAGTAGGTTTGTATCCATACTGTTTTTCAGCTTAGCAATTGCTCTCCATGTTAGCATAAGAGCAATGTCAATTCTGGCTTTTTCTCCTTCTGAAAAGGAAGAATAACTAAACTCATCACGAAATCTTGATTTAATACTTTCTTCAAATGATTCATTTAGTGTAAAATTGACATAAAAATCCATCGATTGCAAATACTCATTTATCATTTTGTTCATGATAGGTAAGTATCTCTTAATGATTTTAGTTTTAATTCCGCTATCTTTTAAAAGAGTAGCTACCACACCAAAAGTATTTTTTTGATTTTGATAATCAATTAATGATTTTTCTGTTTTATTTTTTTCTGTTTGAAGACTAGTAAGTTTTTCCAACTCAGTGATTAAATTATTTGAATTGTTTTTGATGTCTTCTATTTCTT